CTTGCTTTTTTAGTTTCGCCATCAGAGCCATCACCGCCACCAATTGCAGCACCTATAATTCCGATTACTACAACAGCAATAATAATCCATTTCAATTTTCCTCCCTGCTTCTTACGGCAATTTGGACAAATTTTCGCCCCAGCCGGAATTTCTGTTTTGCAATGTTTGCAAATCTTCGTTTCGTTCGTTTCTCTTTTCATACTTTACCTCTTTTCCTCTGTACTTTAACACCACTTTACTCTATATAAACGCCGAAGCGGTTATATCATTTCCATGACCGCTAAATTTGGAATAAAATAAATAACATAGTTATCTACAGTGATATACTCGCCATATTTTCCTTTGTAGCAGTCAATAGCTTCTTGCAGATATTCTTCTGTGACATGCAGATGTTCTGCAACTTCATATCTATTCTGGCATCCAGCATTAAAAGCTGATATGATGCCTCGCAATCCGATCATCCGGTTATACCCGTGCAATCTTCCTTTTTGTTCTTGTTTCATATTTTCAATATCTTGCAGATCAAATATATCGCCAACAGCAGTATGATGATGTCCGATTTCTTCAGCTAAAACACAAGCCTTTTCTGCGGACGTTTTCAACCTGTTTGATATTGCAATTCTATTTTTATAGATCAATCCGTCACTACCGGAAAGAGTCTTTTCGCGGACAATCAGTCCGCTATTATTCGCCTCTTCCAAAAGTTCTTCATAAATCGTCATTGTATCACTCCCATTCAGAGTCATCCATCATGATGTCTTTATCGTGTTTTCTCATTTCATCTGTTACTTTAATATCGGTGCGCTCATGAGCTGCTAATACTTCTAGATGGTTACTTGGCATAGAGTAACGATCAATCAGAGTTAATTCCTCTAAACGTTTGTAAGCTTCTTTTTTCCCGAAATCATTTAACAAGTTATATAACTCCAATAAAGCCTTTTCTGATTTTGAAATATATTCGATTGTTCCATTTCCCGTAAATAAATTTACTGTAGCTTTGTTTTTATCCCATCCCATTATATAAGATGGAGAAACATTTCCCAAATCAGCAGCAGCTTCTATCTTGTCTGATGGTATATTGGTTATAATATTGTTTTCATATTTATACAATGTTTGCTTTGATACATTTATTTTGTCAGCAAAATCAACTTGACTCATTCCGAGTTTCATTCTAATCTCTTTAATTCTTTCTCCAACCGTCACATCAATTGCTCCTTTCTTATGAAGTAACTTAATGATAACACAAAAATGTAATAAAATCAATAAAAAATATCTTGACAAGTTACAAATATGTGATATACTAAGGGTAACTTAAAAAGATACGGAGGTGATACGGTGATAAAAACAAATGAGTTAAGAGGCGTAATTGCTAAGAATGGATATTCTCAGTCGGATGTGGCTGGAATGATTGGAATTACGCCAAAAACGTTTTATGAAAAAATGAAAAACGGAGTTTTTGGAAGTAATGAAATACAAATTATGATAGACAGACTTCATATCGAAGACCCGGTTTCAATTTTTTTTGCCAAAGAGTAACTTTTAAAGATACTTTGGAGGAGGAATAATGACAGAACTCGTATATTTAAAAAATGATGAAGCAGTGTGTGACAGCTTACAGGTGGCTGAGAAGTTTCATAAAGAACACAGAAACGTGTTGCAAAATATAGATAATCTCATTGCTGAAAATTCAGCAGTGCAAAATATGTTCAGGCAATCACATTACAAAGCAGACAATGGTCAGTCATACAGGAAGTTTTATATGAACCGCGATGGCTTTTCCCTTCTGGCAATGGGGTTCACTGGTAAGAAAGCTCTTGAATGGAAAATGCAGTACATCAAAGCATTTAATCAGATGGAAGCGTTCATCAAAGAAAAGACAACTCAGACATGGGTAGAAACAAGAAAAGCCGGAAAACTGACCAGAAGAGCAGAGACAGACACCATTCAGAAGTTAGTGGAATACGCAAAAGAACAGGGGAGTACACACGCAGAGATGCTTTACATGACCTATTCAAAACTGGCAAATAAGATGGCTGGAATTGGAAAACGTGATGAAGCAACAGTTATGCAGCTGAACAATCTTTCGTTGATGGAAAACATCATTCTCCATGTGATCGACACTGGAATACTGACGGGAAAGCATTACAAGGAGATTTATCAGGATTGTAAGAAGAGACTGGAAACCGTGAAGGATCTGGCTTACCTAGAATCTGTTGCGTAGCAGATTACTTCGGTGTAAGTGTTGAGTATTTCTTGGAGTAGGAGGAATTTATGGCAGATGAATGGCTTGGAAGAGCAATCAATGATTACCTGACAGAAAGAGGTATCAAACAGATTTTTTTATCACAAAAAACAGGGATACCGAAACATAAGATATGTAGTTCGCTGAATGGCAAGAGACGGTTTACTTTTGAAGAATATGAGCTGATCTGCGGAGCCCTTAAAGTGAATACAGACAAGTTTATCAAACCAAAGAAATTGTAAAGGAGGAAGACATGGATAATACAGTTAATCTTAAAATTAAGGTGAATGACTCTGAAATTGATAGTGCAATGGAGAAACTGGAACGTATCAGTAATCTATTGAAGGAAGTCAATTCATTGATCGGAGAATTGACTTCCGAGAAAATAAATCTAAATATCGAGATTTAAATGGATGAGCTGTTTGCAATGTGGACATGTGTTTGATCCAATATGAGCATTTAAATTATGACCACAATGCGGACAAGTAACTTTATGAGTTCCGCGCATGATGGATGTTTTTGCCTGATCCATAACGGATTTCTTTAATTCGCGTTCAAAACGTCTCATGTCGGATTTGCTACCTAAGTTATATTTTCTTGCCATATATTCACCACCTTTCTTATTAAAAATGAGATACCTCTAATAAGATGGTACACCACAATATATGGAAAGTCAAATAAAAATCACGAAAAACACAACATAAAGTATGAAACATATGTTTTTATACAATATTTTGGTGACAACCAACCTTGATATTATATCACTTTTTGTATAAAAATCAAGAAAATCACAATATATAGGAGGACTAATGAACAATTTAACAGTATTTGAGCAAAACGGTCAGCTACTCACCGACAGTAGAGAAGTAGCAATGATGGTAGAACTTGAGCATTACAATCTTATCAAAAAGATAAAGTCTTATGCAAAGCATCTTACTGACGTAAATTTTGACGTGAGTGAATATTTCATCGAATCAGAGTACAAAGACAGCACAGGAAGAACACTTCCACGCTACCTCTGCACAAAGAAAGGATGCGACATGATCGCCAACAAAATGACCGGAAAGAAAGGTGTCATTTTCACAGCTACATATATTGAAGCATTCGAGAAGATGAAAGATTTCATCGAAAAGGGAACACAGTACGTTGGCATTCCATTAAAAGAACAGGTGGAATCACTGGAAGTGGTAGCAAGCATGTTAAGAATGAACGATGCAAGCAAGTTGCTGATGCTGAAAGGGTTCTATGATTCTTACCATATTCCAACAGGATTCTTACCGAATTATGAGTTTAACGGCAATCGGGAAATGAAGTCACTCACAGCACTGCTGAAAGAAAATAATCTCGGAATCAGTGCAGTTCAGTTTAATAAGAAGCTTCTATCTGCTGGAATCTTGGAAGAAAAGGAACGCCAGTCAAGTAAGGGAAGAGTGAAGAAGTTCAAATCACTGACAGAGAAAGGTTTGAAATACGGTGAAAATGCAGTCAGTCCTCATAATCAGAAAGAAGTGCAGCCGTTGTATTACAGTGATACATTTAATGAACTGTTTGAAATGGTGATGACTGCTGACCTATCGGCATGACGGGGAGAAAGAAAGCGAGGTGAGAGAGATGGTGAGAAAAAGAAAAAGGCATATAGGAGTTGATCTAGTAATAACAACTATATGCCTTATGGCTATTACAACATTATTAGGAAAGGAGATAAATCTTACAAAGTTAGATATTACATACTTATATATGATCGTTTTTCTATGCGTTCAATCAATTAGTCAAAAAGGCGGAGATTAATACTTTGATTTCTTCACCATAAAGATTTAAGAAGTAAGCAATCAACCATCCAATTAAATTTACAAATTTGGTAGAACCTTCTTTGAAATCAAATCCTATCCAGTTAAGAAACGTGGACGGGATACGAAAAAACTTTTTTATGAAAGCAATAGGGTTCAATGCTTTTAAGAAATTTGAAACAGCATAATTACGTTCCATACGAATATCATTATAAATTCGGATTGCATTTGCGTAAGTAGTTTCTTGAGAAGCGCCATATTCGAGAGTTGGGGTATAAAATCCGCAATATTTAACAATTTTGGGATAATAAAATAACAAATTACTAAGAGAATCGGCGTAACCATCAAGTAAAACAAGTGTTCTGCAAGAGCTAGGTTTTGCAGATGATAGGTATTTTTCTATGACATTAATTACGGAATCGATATCTTTGATTTTAAAGAAAGAGTGAAAAATGGTGCATATGTAAATTAAAGTTGGGATAGTAAGTAAATATTTAAGCATAGTTATTTCCTTTCGACATTTTGTATGAACAGTATAACATATGGAAAACAAGAATGTAACTTCTGAGTATTTCCTAGAGTAGGAAGGCTGGAGAGAAAAAATCAATAAAGGGAGGCAAGAGAAATGTGGCAAGGTACTGTCAGAAAGTATGCACCAGAAGTAATCAGTATGGTAAAGCAGTGGTACGCCGACAATGGATATCCGAGAGAAATCTCGTATACACAGTGCGATGGACAGATAAAGAAATATCATGTGATCGTCAGAGATTCGGATGCTAATTAAAAACGTAGGACAACATACCTCGGACAATCCATCTGGCATACATAGTAGAGGGGTGGTGAAATGAAAGGAATCGAAGTAGTAAGCATGATCAAAATCAATGGTTCTTGGGTAAACCAGGAGGACTTAAGCAAAGAAGCGTTTTCTCAGATTTTGGAGAAAAAATTAGACGAGACAATGAAAAATATAGGATTCGAAAGAAGAAAAACCGCTTAGGCGGTAGAAAGGAGGACAAGCATGGAGATTAAAGGAACATACCGTTGCGATACCACCCAGCATCCAAATACTTTAAATAGCTGGGACATCCGCTCCGTATCGGTAGATTTGCCGGAACCAAAGGACAAGCCTTATTGGTACAAGGTCGGAGCAGCTGTGATCGGGTTTGGACTGGTGGTGATCGGATGGTGGTTGATGTTTGGGTATTAAAAAGAGTGCTGTCACAGGGCGGCAACCCTCGAGCACTCAAGAAAAAAATAAATCAGTTAAAGTATAGAGAAAATTTGAGGAAAAGTCAAATGATTACAAAAACAATACTTAGCAACCATGAAGAATGGCTTAAAAATAGAAAAAATGGAATCGGCGGTTCTGAAATTGCCGCTGTAATCGGGAAGAATCCATACATGACAAATGTAGAGTTGTGGGAGTTGAAAACAGGGAGAAAAGAAGCGAAAGACATTTCGAATCTTCCCTATATTAAATACGGTACACAGGCAGAGCCATTATTAAGAGAACTCTTTCGGCTGGACTTCCCAGAATACCAAGTGAGATATGAGGAAAACAACAGTTTTCGCAATGATAAATATCCCTGGGCGCAGGCTTCAGTAGATGGTTGGCTTTTTGATGGAGATGGGAGACTCGGAATCTGGGAATGTAAGACAACGAACATTCTGAATAGCACAATGCGGAAAAAATGGGATGATAGAATCCCGGACAATTATTATTGTCAATGCTTGCTATATATGGCAGTTCTGGAGGCTGATTTTTGCGAAGTAAAAGCGCAGTTAAAAAGTGAATATGATGGTAAGGTATCTTTTCTAACAAAACATTACCATTTAGAGAGAGAAGAAAAAGTTGTGAAAGAAGACATGGAATACCTGATGAAAGAAGGAAAACGATTCTGGGGATACGTGGAGCGAGATGAATGCCCGCCGCTTATCCTTCCGGATGTAATAAGAAGATAAAGGAGAGAAAAACATGGAATTAAGAGTCAATGAAGTGAAAATGCCGGAGAAAATTACATTTAATTACGAAGAATTAAGGTCAGAAATACAGAAAATAGTAGCGGACCATAGTAATTTAGTGTACACCGGAGAGCAAATTAAGGATGCTAAATCAGATAAAGCAAGCTTAAATAAGCTGAAAAAAGCCTTAAATGACGAAAGAATAAGACTGGAAAAGGCTTATTTAGAGCCATTTAACGAATTTAAGACACAAATTAACGCCTTAATTAAGCTTATTAACGATCCTATTAACCTTATTGATAAGCAAATTAAGGAATTTGAAGAGTACGAGAAGCAGGAAAAACGAAAGCAAATCGAGGAACTCTGGAACAGTAAATCAACACCGTTCGAAATTTCTTTGGAATGTATTTTTGACAGTAGATGGTTAAATAAGACAACATCCATGAGGTCCATCGAAGATGTTATGAATGCATTTATCACAAGCGTGGAGAAAGATGTGGATACACTTTCAAAATTACCGGAATTTGGCTTTGAAGCATTAGAAGTCTATAAATCCACTCTGGATATCAACAGGGCGTTAAATGAAGGGCAGCGCCTAGCAGAAATACAGAGGAAAAAAGCAGAATACGAAGCAGAACAGGAAAAATTGAAAGCAGAGAAGGAAGCGAAAAAGGCAGCAGAGTTCCAGAAGAAAGAGGATGATCTTCCCGGACAGATTGGATTTACAGATGCAAAATCTTTTGAGGAATGCATGAATCCACCGGAAACAGAGATGGCAAAGTGCGTGACAGGGATTGAAAAGGAAGTATTTGAGGAGTGCGTAGCTAGGGAGCGCCAGTGGGTATCATTTCAGGCAAATTTAACAACAGAGGACGCTTTGGCATTAAAAGCATTTTTCAATAGCAGAAACATTGAATTCAAAGCAATTTAAGAAAGAGAGGAAAAGAAAATGGCAGTAGGAAATAGTTTAACAGCAAGAAAAAACACAGGAATCTCAGCATATTTGACACAGGAAGCAGTTAAAAACCAGATTAACAATGTGATTGGCGGGAAGAACGGTCAGAGATTTATTTCCGCAATTGTATCGGCTGTAAATAACAATGCAGCATTACAGGAATGCACAAATCAATCGATCCTTTCCGGTGCGCTGCTGGGTGAGTCGCTGAACCTTTCACCGTCTCCGCAGTTGGGACAGTATTACCTTGTGCCGTTTAATGACAGAAACAAAGGTAAGGTGGCGCAGTTTCAGCTTGGATATAAAGGGTATATCCAGCTCGCAATTCGTTCCGGGCAGTACAAAAAACTGAACGTACTGGCGATTAAAGAGGGCGAGCTTGTCAGGTTTGATCCTCTGAACGAAGAGATTGAGGTACATCTGATCGAGGATGAAGAAGCGAGGGAACAGGCTGAAACAATCGGATACTATGCAATGTTTGAGTATACGAACGGGTTTAAAAAGGCGATCTATTGGAGCAAAAAGAAAATGGAAGCCCATGCATTAAAGTATTCCAAAGGATATCAGGCGAAAAAGGGTTACACGTTCTGGGAAAAGGACTTTGACGGAATGGCATATAAAACTATGCTGCGTCAGCTGATCTCTAAATGGGGAATCATGTCTATCGATATGATGTCGGCAATGGATGCAGATATGGCAGTGATAAACGATGACGGAACAAAAACATACGTCGATAACGATAGCGATGCGGAGATTATTGACATGGAACAGTCGCAGGAAGAAAAAACTGAATCTTCCGAAAGAGGACAGAGTGCAGCAGCGGCGTTGTTTGGAAATTAAGAGGTGAATTGATATGAATAAAATTATTTTATGCGGAAGACTGACAGCTGATATTGATACGAGATATAGCAATGATGGGAAAGCAGTGGCAAGGTTCAACTTTGCCGTAAACCGCAGGTTTAAGAGAGACGGAGATCCAGAAGCTGACTTTTTCCAGTGTGTAGCATTCGGAAAGATTGCGGAAACATTCGAAAAGTGCAATGTTGGAAAGGGAACGAAACTCTTAATCGATGGAGAAATGAGGAATAACAACTATGAAAAAGACGGTGTGAAGCATTATGGAATGCAGATGATCGTCAGCGGATTTGAGTTCTGCGAAAGCAAGGGAAGCAGTGGACAGTCTGCTCCGCAATATGGACAGCCGGATTCTGATGGATTCCAAAACGTTCCGGATGGAGTCGATGAAGAACTTCCGTTCATGTAGGGCGATCACATGAAGAAAACAAGAGAATGCATACATTGCGAGAGATTTTGGGAGTGCAAAGGCAAGGAAAAGGATGAACCTTGCCTGCACTACAAAGAAAGGAAATGGAATGGCAGTAAATAGTAAAAAGAAAGGCGCAAGATTTGAACGGGAATTAGCTGGTATCTTCCGTGATTATGGATATAAAGAAGCACGCAGAACAGCGCAATACTGTGGAAATACAGGTGATGCTTCGGACGTAGTTGGTCTCCCTTTAATTCATGTGGAAGCGAAACATCAAGAGCAGATGCGACTTTATGACTGGATGGATCAAGCAAAGAGAGATGCCGCAGCGAATAGAACAGGAAATCTTCCCGCTGTATTCCATAAGAAAAACAATCATAAAATCCTTGTTACGATGGAACTGGATGATTGGATGCAAATATACCGCGAATACCAGTCTGGAATGCAGATAGATACAGAAAGGCTGTGATTTAATGTCAAAACGATACTACTGGCTTAAGCTACAGAAAGATTTTTTTACACAGCCCAAAATTAAAAAGTTACGGAAAATTGCTGGTGGTGATACATATACCATTATCTATTTAAAAATGCAGCTGCTGAGTTTAAACAATGGTGGAAAGCTGTTTTTCGAGGGGATTGAAGAGAATTTTCCAGAAGAAATTGCCCTGACAATAGACGAAGATCCAGACAATGTGAAAGTAACTGTACAATACCTACTGTCTCAAGGACTTATTGAGCCCTGTTCCGAAACAGAATTTTTAATGACGGAAACACAGTCTTTAATCTGCTCGGAATCGGAATCAGCGGAGCGCGTTAGGGCATCAAGAAAAAATAAGGCGTTACAATGTAACACGAATGTAACAGAGTGTAACAACAATGTACAGAAGTGTAACACAGATATAGATATAGAGTTAGATAATAGAGATAGAGTAAGAGATAAGACTGATAGCAAAATAAGCTATCAGCTGATCGCCGACACATTTAATGATATCTGTAAGAGTTTTGATAGAGTTGAGCGGATTTCCGATAGCAGGAAGGAAGATATTGATGCAGCCTGTAAGAAATTCAGTTTTAGCCAGATCAGAACCGCATTTATAAAAGCGGAGAACAGCAAATTCCTGAAAGGCAAAGAAAGTAAAGGAGATTATAAATTCAATGCGAATTTTAACTGGATCATAAAAGAGCAGAACTTAAAAAAGATTTTAGAAGGTAAATTTGATAATGAACCAGAAGGATTGGAAAAGAAGAAAAAGCAATCAAAACCGCCAGTAAGCAGAAACTTAAATAACTTCGAACGCAGAGGATACGACATGGACTCTCTGGAAGAGCAGCTGTTGAATTCGAATTAAGGAGGAACTATGGAACCAAAGAAAGTAATAATAAACTACGCTCTGCTCTGCAAGGAATTGGAAAAGCAGGGCAAGACGAAAGAGAAATTCTCGGCAGAACTCGGGAGAAGCAAGTCTTTTGTCTGTAATATGGCGAAGAACCCGGAACAGACAGAAGATTTTGAAAGGACCATGTGTCTACTTCTCGGACTTGAACCGGGAAGCTTGGTAAAAGAACCGGAGAAGAAAGGAATGACTGCGGCGCAGGCTCTTACAGTGATCAGGGATGAAATTTTAGAGAATCGTAGAATCATGCAAGAGAATTTTGAGAAGATCTGGAACAAGCTGAACACCAACACCATCCAATTGGAAAAGATCAAGGACAAGGTCAATACGATGTCAAAGACCGATTATGATAAGGCGGTGGAATGGTTAAGAGACAAAATGGAAGGTGGTCGCTATGACGGGGCGAAGTTGCTCATGGAGTCAGAAGCGGCAGGAATTAAAAGGTCTGATATCATGAAAGCGAAAGCAGAACTTGGAGTAAGAATCCAGACTACCGGATACGGAAAGAATGTGAAAGCATGGTGGAGCTTGAAGGAGGAGAACCATGGATAGAGGGAAATATAGCTTTAGCGGCAGAATGAAGCAGTCAGCCGGATTTAAGCAGGGAAATATGGCAGCATATATGTACGGCAGTACCAAGCGCAAGAGAAAGAAGAAGGTGAGAGGAAAATGAGTAGACCAGTGCACTTTCTGGATCCGTACCGGTTCCAAGTTGAAGAGATGGCGAAACTCGGATGCACGGATGAGCATATTCATAAAGTTTTGCATGACATTCAGAAAGTGGAATTTACGAGAGATGATCTTATCCGGTACATGGATAAGGCTGGGATTCGAAAAAGAAGAGCAGCGAAAAGATGGACCCGGAGCAAAGAGGTTGAGTGGGAAGAGCTTTGCAAGCAGTTGCGAGGAAATAAGAAGAAAATAAGCGAAAAATAGAAAGGAGCCAGCCTCCGGCCGGGGTAAGGGTATACCGGGCTTCTGAGAAAATGGAAAATTTGATTATAGATTGCTTCGCCGGAGGAGGTGGAGCGAGCGTAGGAATAGAAATGGCACTTGGAAGACAAGTAGATATTGCAATCAATCACGATCCGGATGCAATTTTGATGCACAAGACAAACCATCCGAAAACATTGCATCTCACAGAAGATATCTTCAAGGTAGATTTGAAGAAATACGTGAAAGGAAAGCGAGTTGCTTTAATGTGGGCGAGTCCTGATTGTACCAGTCACAGTAAGGCGAAAGGTGGGAAGCCGAGGGAAAAAGGACTTCGGATTTTGCCTTGGGCGGTATACAAGCACGCAAAAGCAATTCTCCCTAATGTGATTATCATGGAAAACGTGGAAGAGATTCAGCAATGGGGACCGCTGGATGAAAACGGGCATCCGATTAAGGAGCGGCGTGGGGAAGATTATAAGAAGTTCATTACGGCAATGAAGAGTCTTGGGTATATATTCGACTGCAGGGAGCTTATTGCGGCAGACTATGGCGCACCTACCACGAGAAAACGCTGGTATGCAATTTTCAGGAGAGATGGAAAAGACATCGTGTGGCCAGAAAAGACGAATTTTAAATCCAGAGATCCGAAATGGCAGGAATGCGGGGGATATATCGATTGGTCTGATTTAGGGAAAACGATCTTTGATAGACCGAAACCGTTGGCAGACGCAACAATGAAAAGGATTGCAAATGGAATCAGAAAATATGTAATAGATAATCCATCTCCCTATATCGTGAGAAATAAAGATGCTGTTGCATTTATGATTCAGTACCACGGAGAAACAAAAATTGGAGAATCAAGAGGACAGTTGCTGACAGAACCAATTAAAACAATCGACACATCAAACAGGTACGGGCTGGTGACAGCTTTTATTACAAAATTTTATAAGAGTGGAATCGGACAGGGATGCAACGAACCTTTACACACAATCACAACATCACCTGGACATTTTGGATTGATATCTGCGTTTTTAATTAAGTATTACGGAACTGGTGGAGGGCAAGAACTTTCAAATCCGCTTGCAACGATTACTACAAAAGATCGTTTCGGACTGGTAAATGTGATTCTGGATATCAAAGGCGAAAAGTATGTCCTGAAGGATATTTTCCTGAGAATGTTAAAACCGGAAGAGCTTAAATTAATGCAGGGATTTCCGGAGGATTACATCATTGACAGGGATTACAAATACAGGAGATATCCGATCGCAAAACAAGTGGCTAGAATCGGAAACAGTGTAGTGCCAATCATGGCACAGAAACTGGTAGAAGCAAACTGCCCGCATTTAAAAATAGGGAATAGGGTGCCGAACATAGAAATATATGAGGATGAGCAGCAAATTAGGTTTGCATAGCAGGAGGAATGACTAATGTCAAAAGTGAAAGAAACACGCTTGCAAAAAGACGACACGATCAAATGCGCTGATGCAGAGGATTGCGTGAGGACAATGAATGAGTTGGCGGTCTGCGGG